GGACCGTGGGGTTCTTCACGTAACCCCCGATCAGGCGGAAGTTCCATCCCGGCTCGTTGAACAGGATCTCGCTCGAAATGGGATAGCCGCCCGTCCTGTAGTCGTCGTCGAACTGCAACTCGATTGTGACAATGTCAAGCGCCGGTTGGTTCGTCGTCTTGAACTTTTGCAGGGTGGTGTAATCGGGGGCGAGTGCCATGGGGGACTCCGGGACCTACCAGCGGTGGAAAGTGAGGTAGGCGGTGTACGCGGAAAGGTCAGTCGCCCCGGCAACTTCGGCGCCGGTCGAGGTGTTGAACACCTGGAGCTTGCCGTTCGCGACGTCGTGAACGACACCGAGGAACGAATCGCGCGCCGCGTTGCACGCGTACCCGTTCACCAGGTGGAAGGTGTACCCTTCCGCGTTGAACAGGAGCGTCGAGTCGATGGAATATCCGCCGGCCGGGTACGAACCATCGAGGGCAATCGGGATATGCGCCGAGCCCTTGGCCACGGAAGAAAACGTCTGCTCCTTGGTCAGAGCGGAATAATTCGGAGTCAGGGACATGATTCGCCTCTTACTTTCCCCGGCCTACAGGCCGATGTTCCAACCGCGGACGGCGCCGGCGGGCTGCTCGTAACTGAAGGTGACCCAAATGGTCGCGACGATGATCCAGAGGCGCGCTTCGATGTCCCGCGCCGTTTCGAAAGTGACCTGCTCCTTGTAGGCCACAATCGCGTTGCGGGGGTCGCACAGAATCGCCTCGGTGCGGTAGTTCGGGGGCGTGCCCAGGTCTTCGGGGATGACCGAGGAATCGATCACGCGGGCCCCGTTGAAGAACATCGCATCCGCGCCCTCCAGGTACTTGTCGCCCATGGCCGTGGCGCGGCCGGACAGCTCGTCCTGATAGTTCTCGGCGGACGCGAGGGAGGCGAAGAACGCCAGCATCTTGCGGTCGTTCTTGTACGCCTTCGGCATGGTCTTCATCATCTCCTTCATGACGTCCTTGCCGTACACCGCGCCGCCCACGTCCACGGAGTTCCCGGCCAGCGCGCGCATGCCGTTGAAGCCGTTGTAATACGGGTCGATGCTGGTCGTGTTCGCGTTCATGACGAGGTCGTCGACGTCCACGCCGATGCGCGAGGCCATCGCCTTGCGAATGGAATTCTCGACGCCCCACTTCTCGATGTTCTTCTCCATCGCCTCGTAGGTCAGGCGGACCGTCGCCATGAAGGGAATCGGCTCGAGGGTGATCGAGTCGATGGTCGGCTTGGCACGCTGCGCTTCCGGAAGCGCCTGACCTTCCACGGCCCGGCGGAGGATGCGCGTTCCGAAGCCCAGGCGCGGGATGGTACGCTTGCCGTTCGGGATCGTCACCGTGCGACAGAACTTCTGGAGGACGGACGCTTCGACCGCGGTCTGGATGAACGCCGTCGCCTGATCGCCGATGAGTTCGCCGCCGTCGAGATCCGCAACGAAGGTGTCAACTTTCTTGATGAGTTCCTTGTTCGTGTTCATGTCTTTCGCCTTTCGCTTTCTTACTTGTTCAGGGGACGCATCCCCAGGGTTTTCACTTCGTCCTCGGACTTCGCGACCGGGGCGCTCGGGTCCCGGCGACTCTGCGTCTCGCCGACACGGCCGAGTTCGGATTTCGCCTTCGCGAGGGCGTCTTCCGCGAACTTCAACTGGGCTTCGAGAACGCGCACCTTTTCGGCGGCTTCGTCCGCGAGCTTCTGCGCGGCTTCCGCGGCCGCGGCCGCCATCTCTTCGGCCGTCGCCTCAGGCGGGTTCGAATCGCCCGCGGGTTCCGCGGACTCGGCTTCGCCGTCCGGGATCAGCTGAAGTCCGAGCTTCGCCAGAACCTCGGGGGACAACTGGCTCAGCAGCTCTTTCAGAATCCCAATCAACGCATCCTCGTCCCCGGCCTTCGCCGCGTGGAAACGGTCGACGAGAACCTGGGTTTCCGCCTGACCGTCCGCGGACTTGATGAACGCCCACTTTTTCCGATTCGCCCCTTTGTCAACCATGGAAACCTCCTGAACCTCAATCTCCGACAACCGGGCAACAATGTCTCCTTTGTCGGTCTTTTTGTTCGTGTTCATATTCGCCATCCTCCACGCGCCGAAAATATCACAGGGCCCTTTCCGAGTCAAATCACAGCGGCTCGCGAACCGCGAATCCGCCCATGCTCCACCCGGTGAGTTGCCCCGCTTTCACAGCCTCCCACAACGCCGGGTCCTCGACGATTGCGCCAAGCATCCATGCGCCTTTCCCGATTTTCTGGCCCTCAATTTCCATGTCTACGGGAACGATGTACGACTCCACCGGGACAATGCGGCGCCCCGCGAGTTCCGCGTGCATCAAACCGACGTTGAGGAACTCACTCATCCACTTGTGAGCCGCCTTCTTGATGTCCGCCGCGGAATAGACGTCCCCTTGCGTGTCCGGGTTCAACGCGGCATCTATCCCGTCATTCGGCTCCAACACAACGCCCAACACATACCGCTCCTCTCCGGCGGCTTCCGCGGCTTCCCGGAGGTCCGTCTTCACCACCTGAAACTTTTTCGTCGGGACCCCGTACGGCTTCTTTTCACTCGACTCTACAGAGGCGGAGTCGCCCGCATCACTGGCCGGCGGATTCGCCTCGGTGTCTTGCACGGTCCCCGCCGGCTCACCTTCCGCAACCGGGCGAACCGTCGCCACTTCATCCTCACGAACCCACACGGCCTCCCGGCGGACCGGCTCGAACTTCCCGGACATCTCCACAACGCCGGAATCGGACACGGAAAACCCGACACGGAAAGCCCCCTCCCGGATTTCCGCCTCGCCGAAATCGACATTGACAACGAGCCACCCGTTCCCGATCTCGCAAATGTACCACCACCTCGGGGGCAGCTCTTCCAAGTCGCCACCCTCAACCCGGTATTGCGACAAGCCGAAAACGCCGGCAACAACCATCTCCCGAACCGCTTCCTCCAGCGCCCCGACAAAATCCCCGAGGGTCTTGAACGGGGAAAAGTCCGCCTTCACAACCGGCTCCGATTCCCGCATCTCCGGAACCACGTTCAACACGGCCGCCGGCAACGGGCCCAACTCCGCCTGGGTTGCGTCCGACTTCACCAGCCGAACACGGGGCCCATTCGACACGGCCGCGCGCCAGCCAGTGGCGTCCCCGGCCTTTGCCAAAGCCCGAAGGAAAAGCACAACACCCTCCGAGGTGGCAACGTCGAAATCGAACGAAGCCTTTTCAAGACTTGCCGCGGCAACCAACGCCTCGACCCCGTCGTCCTCGTTGTCGAAAACGCCGGTGAAAACGACGTCCTCCGAATCATACCGGGACATGATGACCGGAACCGCGGCCGAAAACAGAACCGCACGGCTCAGCATTGGACGGACGGACGAGAACCCGCCCGCCTTCCGAATGACCCCGGCGCCGGAAATCAGGTCATGAACAACCCCGTCCTCCATCTCCCCGGCTTCGGCCTTCCTCACTTCCGAATCGGTCGCCATTTGGAGGGAGTGAAAAACACACGCGGCCTCGGCGTCCGCGAAATTGACCCGCAAAACCGGGGCCGGCTCGTCTTTCCAAACCCCGTGAAATCCCGTCAGGTTGAATTGAACGCGGTTCATTCCGTCACCTCTTCCCCTTCCCCTTCGGCTTCATTGATGCGGTTGAAATGCCCACGCAAATGGGTTTCCGCCGCGGTCAACTCTTCGGCCGTCGCACCCTCCACTTGTGACACCCGGGCGAGGGCGTTCAAAAGATGCGGCCAATCTACCGTGTCATCCTCATCCGGCTCCGTAACGGAGGCGATATGATGCGGGAGTTTTCGAAGGGATCGAGGAGTTGTCTTGTCCGTGTCATCGAGTTCCCCGCCGGAAAGAATAAGGGCGAAGGCAGCATCCGGGAGGTCGTTCGTATACCGGGAAGTCCAAACGGCTTTCCGTTCTTCAACGGCCCCCTTCAACGCTTGCCACAAACTGAAATCGGTCGGGTTGTCGACCAGCGCCTTTTGAATTGCGCGGATTCGATCATCTACGGTCGGATTGTTCGCCATGAAAAACCTCCTCGGAAAACAAGGTACACCGAACCGCCTCAAGAGTCAACTTGACGCGGCCCAGCGTGTTTCACCCAAGGAGAGAAGGAGGAAAAAAAACACCATGTCCGGAAGGGCCCAACGTCCTCGCCGAGCCTTTAGGACGGCCCGGCATCCTCGCGAAGAATTCAGGTCGGCCCCGCGTCCTCGTGGAGCCTTCAGGACAAAGCCAATATGCCTCAGAAATTTTCGTTTGTCAAATCGGGGAAAAAGATGAATGATTTCGGGCTACTTCACAACGTAGCCGTCGAGGTGCTTCGCCGTCTCGCGGAGGTGCCGAATGCGCCAATCCGAAAGCGGACCGACGAACGGGGACCCCTTGAGATGCCAACGCATGCCAGCGGTGTTCCCGTTGTGGTTGTCCTTGGAGGCGGCATCCGTGAAGCACCAATCCCGGATGTTCAACGGACGGGAACGCCGGGGAGATCCCGGCTCCGCGGCGCCATGGTCCGTAATGGTCCGAATGCGCTGAGGCGTGTCCCCCTTCGGGGTCGTCACCACCTGGAGATCGTAAATCGAGGGGTCTTGCCACGGGACCAGAATCGTATCGATCCCCATGGGATGAATCGCGACCGCGGACCAATCCCCACTCGTCGGGGCAACGCCATTGATCGGGGCGATCAGAATCTGAGACAAGATCTCCGCACCGGCCGGGTCTTGCTTCATCCAATCTCGGCCGTTTCCGTTTCGAAGCGTTTTCCCAGGCATCACCAACTGCTTCGGCTGAAACAAGCCGGTTCCGCCCATGTTCTTCCCGTCGGAGGCCTCGATTGTCGCGAAGCCGTCCCCGGCATCCGCAACAAAACGAATCGTATCCGTCTTCCACCCGATACGATGCGCGGCCCGGTAACGATTGTCACCTCTGGACCTGCCGTGCATCCAAAACAACGCGCGGAATTCGTCGAGGCTGCCGTACGCCGGAAGCCCCCCGAAAATCGACTGCCAGATGTTCTTCAACACGTCCTCGAGGAAATTCGGCGGGAAGTTGACATCGAACGCCGTATCACTCACGATCCATCCCTTGCGATAGTCGCCGCACAACGCGCCGAAAAACGCATTCCACGCGAGGACCTTCGGGATGTCCGGGAGGGTGGCGTCTTCGAGCCAATAGCAGGTGAGATGGACGTCGACGGTGTACTTGTTTTCCTCGTCGAGGAAGTGATCCAAGAACTCCAGCAACGTCGCCACGGTCGGGAACCGGAGCCCCTTCAAATCGGACTCGGAATACCCGGGGGTCCCCGGCTCCCAATGCCCGAGCTTGACGTCGAAGAGGGCATCCGTCAACGCCGTATTCCACTCGCTTCCGAACCTAACATCCGTTGCCAGATAGCGGCCGATTCCACCCTTGCGCCGCAACCCCTTGCACTGCCTGAAAACCGTTTCGGAAAGCCACTTGTCCTGGCCCCTGAAAGCGACCATTGCCGGACCAAAAACGCGCTGCCTCTTGTTCGTGCCCTCAATGGCCCGCTTCAAACGGTCGACGATTTCGGGCTTGTGCGAGCGGGAAAAATCGGTCCCGGCCGCTTGCCCTTCGGTCCAGGTGTTGACGTACCCATATTTTTGCTTGAGATATTCGTAGGTCTGAGTGGCCATTTGAAGCCTCCTTCCGGTGGAAAGTACCACGAAGCAAAACCCGAGTCAATTTCGCCTACAACACGCCGGCAATCCCAGCCGGAAGGACGGCCCGGAAGAACCCGGCGAATGGAACACAAGCCCCGGCCGGCCCCGCCGGCGCCGCAAATCACAAACTCATTGTGTCGAGGTACGTTGTCGACCGACACAACGCATGGTAGGGGGGCATTCCGACACCGTACGGGACGAGCTTGTCAATGTTCCATCCCTCCCGGTATTTCATCTCCCCGCGCTTGTCCGTTTCCGCAAACCTATGGGTCTTTCCGTCTTGCGTAAATTCGAGAAATTCTTTCCCGGTCTTCCGGTCTTTTCGCGCGACAATCCACGGGAACGCGTTCCGAGGATCTTCATCCCGGGAAACCGCCTTCTCCATGTAGTTCAACGTCGGCTCAACCCCGATTATTTGGTTGTTCAAAAAACTGCACTGAGGAGTTGTACGTTCATCCATGACCGCGGAAAGCCGAATCACCGTCACCTGGGCGTCCCGGTACGTCATCAATTGCGCTTGCGACCGGGCCCGGCCGAGGGCGTTTTGCGCCGTCACGTTCAAGAAATTTACCTGCTGCCGGGTCACAATCTCCGGGGTCTTTTTCACAATCTCCGCCGTCACCTTGCGATAATGTTCTCCCGTTTCCAAACCCTTTATGAGTTCCTGTTGAATCGTCCGGGACAACCGTTCACTCATCTTGACGTACGAAACCGGGATTTGCTTATAACTCCACTTCGAAAGGCGGTCTATCGCTTGGGTTTCCTTCAAGTTGAAAGACGTATCGAGTTCGAGATTGTTGACTTTGATGGTTCCTTCCCGCGTTGCAAGCGACAAATCCCAACTCGTTTTGCTTCCGGAGGCAACCATTTTCGCCGCGGAATTCACCACCTCAATCGGAACCCATTCCGCCAATTTTTGAAACTCCTTCTCGATTTCCGCTTCGGTTTTTTTCGACCAATCCTCCTTCTCAAGCATGTCAATATATTCGTCGACGTACGCCGCGCCTATCGCCTTCACTTCCGGCGCCCAACCCCGAAGCGTTTTCACAACATACTTGTGAAACTCGACCGGGTCCATAGGCGTTTCCGCTTTCGAAACCCCCAACGATTCGCCCAAAACCTCAAGGAATTCAATCAGGTTGAAAATCATATCCGGGTCCGTTTGAATTTTCACCCGTTCAACGAGCCGATAAATTTTCACTCCCCCGTCAACTTCAATGACCCTCCGCCAAATCCGACACGGAGAACCTACCCGGGCTTTTCGCAAGGCCACTTGACGAACGACCTCGACATCCCCGTCCTCCGCCCAAACGCCGGGCCCTTCTACGAGGTACACAACCGGGGACCGAACACCGGACTCCCGCATGACAAGGGGAAGAACTTCAACCGGGACCTCCCCGAACCACGGCCGAGGCGCGGAAAGATACACCGCCCAATCACTCATCTTTCAAGCCCCCGAACATCTCATCGAGAACCGCGGAACTCGCTTGTTCCCCGAGGTAGGAAGTCCCGATTGCACGCCCCCGCTCAATCAAAGCCGTGATCTCTTCGGCGAGGGTGCTTTCTTCCCCTTCCAAATCCGACGGCGCCGGGGCCCCGGTCGCACTTTCCGCCGGTGCGGGTGTCCCCGCTTGCCCGGAAAGCCGGTACACTTCCGGCGGGACCGCCGCCCAGGGTTCATCGATCTGCGGGAACTCCCGCTCGAAAACGGTTTCGAAAATTTCGCGCGCTTCGTTCGGAGTGAGGACGGAACTTTTCACCGCCTCAACCGCCATTTTCCCAATCAACTCCGCGTCCGTATGTGTGACCCCGCGACTCACAAATGCCACCGCAGTGACGCCGAGTTCCGGTAAAATTTGATTCGTAAAAATCCAATCGAATTCCGCGCGTATCGGAGCGAAAACCTGATTGTCCGCTTGCACAAGCGCGGCCTCCGCCGTGGCCCGGTTCGAAACGGTGTTTGTGTTCCCGCGGACAATGTCGGAGATTCGGAATTGCGACCCGACCCGGTCCTCGTTCCGCTTGTCGTATTCGAGGAACCCGGCTTCGGACCCGGACGCCTTCAACTCCTTCACCTCGATTGTCGGAACTGCGTTTGAGGTCTTGCTTGTCGCTTCAAGAACCGCGGCCCGATGCGCGTTTTCAACCCCTTTCATCCCGTCGAGATACACCCTCAACCGATTGATGGACTCCGGCGACAACGTCCCCCCGGAAACCATGATGAGAAGCGGAAGCATCAACCCATTAGAAAAAATCGAGTTGTTGTAATCCGCAACGGCCGCCGTTCCGAGGACTTCTTTCAACGCGCCAATCCACCTCGGAACCCCGTACGGGTCGGAAAGATTCGTCAAATTTCGAAAGTGAATGACCTCGTTCGCGGGTTCATCATTCGGATTCGACGTCTGAATTTTCCACTCTTCAAAGGCTTCTTTCGTCGCGAAAATTTTACCCGTAAAACTCGACACAACCGCACGGCACCGAAACTCTTTCAAGTACCGAACAACCGAACCGGAAACGATCTTGTACAACCGCACCCGCCGATTCCTCGTCTCCTCTACAACCCGCCGGCGGGTTTGCCGCACCCATTGCGCGCACGGCCAAAGCCCCTCCGATAAACTACAAATCACAAGCTCATGCGGAAGAATGCGAACAAACTGCCGCATCTTCCCGCGGGCATCCCGCAACACCTCCCAGAATCCGTTCCCCGTCACCTCGACGTCTTGCCGAATTTCCGCCCTCAATCGGAGGAACGGAACATCCCCCCCGCAATTCCGAATAAACGAAGTAGCAACGACCTCATCTCGGAGTTGTTTTGCCAACAACTCCCCGCGCAAAATGTCAACCATGGTTTCGGGTATCACGTCCGGGGACACATACGAGTTCGTTTCCAAAACGACGGACTCTTCAAACAACACCTCCCGCAAAACCGCGTCATCTGTGTCCGTTCCAAGGGGGACAACCGCCTCGAAATATTGGCCGAGTTGGTCGATGTTCGCGGTGTACGCCCCGACATTCGGCTGGAGCAACGAAGACGCCTCGAAAATCGAATATAAATTTTTCGGGTCGTTCGGCCAGGGTATTTCTTCCCCAGCGAGGCGCTCTTGTTCCGCCCGGGTGTCCGTATATTGATCTCCCTTCTTGACCGCCGCTTTCCTCCCGGAAACGACGTGAACATCTACCGCCCCGGGTTCCGCTTCTTTACGTTTTCTCATTTCACACCTCGAACTTGTTCAAGCGCCTGAATCACCTTGAACGGATACGCCCGGGGACCGGGTCCGGACACAAGCCGCGGACCGTAGTTATGATGGACAACCCAAGCATCCGGCCCGAGCTTTGCCGTCACATTGTACCACCAAACACGAAACCCCGCTGGATCCGGGACCTTCGCCTCCATCCATGCCGGATACTTCCGCCAAAACTTCCCGAACAAAACCGCCTCGTATTGCCGTTTCCATTCCCCCAACTCCCAAATCCCCACACGAAACGCCGCCCGCGCATTCCCCTTCAACATCGCCTCCACGCGCCACGGAACAACCTTCCCGCCCCGCCACACGTCGAGGCGCCGGTCAACGTCACACAGGGGCCGCCGGACCCCGTCAACGACAACCATCTCTTGCGCCTCTTCTACCGAGCATCGATATTCCCCGGCAAGGCGCACAATGTGCCCGTCATACGGGATCACTTGCAAGATCCCCCACTCCCCCGCGGCGCCCCGCTTTCGGAGGTGCGTGCAACGCGTCTCAACCCACGCGACAGAAACAATAATGTCCTCCGGAACCGTCCCGCGAAACCCCGCGATTTCTTCCGCCATCATGAGGACCGTTTTCGTGTCCGCGTCCGGGCACACAACCCGAATTTTTTTCTCTATTCTTTCCGCGGAAGCGACAAGAGTTCCACCGTTTGAAAACTGCAAAATTGCGAATAATATCAAATACATTTCTACCTCACAACAGAAACACGGAAACCCCAGACTGGGCGTCGTAAATGGGGAGGTTGTTCATGGAAAAAAGAACCCCTTGGCTGAACGCATCGCACAGGTCATCATGCGGTTGAATTCCGAACTCAACAACCTGCCGCACAAGCTCCCCTTCCGCTTCCGGCATGTGCGGATTGAGCCGGTCAAGAAAAAGAACGTCCCCCGAATTGATTCTCGGCGACACCGCCTCAAGCCGGGCCCGCTTCGATTCGACCGGGCGGAACTTGTGGATCTCCGGACTGAAAGCAACCCCGGCCAACTTGAATTTCAAAAGGTCCGCAAAAGCCTCCTGGTACGCGACCGCTTCGACAACAACCCACTTTGCCTCCCAAACCTGAATGAATTCAAGAACCTGCTCAAGTTGTTCGTGGATTTTCTGATGCGACCGCCAATAATCCAACACATAAATTTTCTTTCGCTGAAAATCCAACCCGAAAACAACGATAGTGAAAAAATCACCAAAGGCTTTTCCGACGGCCAGATCAACCGACAAAAGAATTGACAACTCGTTTTCCGGAACTTGTTCAATCGAAACGTATTGAACTCCTGACGCCTCAACCGGGGAGTCCGATTCGACGCCGGCGCACAACCTGTAGGCCCGGTCATGTTCAACAACCCCAATCAAAGCCCGCTTTGCGCGTATCGCTTCGCGGTCCATCAATTCCGGCCAGACCGCTTCGTCATCCGGACCGGTTGAAACAACGAGGCTTTTGTATTCCTTCGACCGAATCAATTTATGACTCAGGTCTTCCGGGTGCCAGGTTGTGCAAAAGTACCACACCCTCCCGCCGCGAATCACCTGGGGCATCCACGCCCCCTCCCATGCGGAAATCACCTCGGGCATAACCCGCGGATGAGCTACGGAATTCATGCGCCCGACAACGTCATCACCTACCAACAAATTGACGCGGCCGCCGGTTCCGCCCCCAAGAATTCCGCCGGCGGAAAGCGTCGGGTCACGGGAAAGCATGTCCCGCTGGACCGTCAATTGAGTCGCTTGCCACGACTCGTCCTCGTTCGCTTTCAAATGCGGGAAAACAACGTGAAGAAATTTATTCCGTTCAATGTGGGCTTTGATTTCCTTGACACGGAGCCAGGCAACGTCCGCCGTTTCCGCGAGGATTCGAATTCGGAGGTTGCAATCATGCCCCAACTCCCACAAAATCCGGCCGATCATTTGCGTAGTTTTTCCATGCGAACGAGGCAACGCAATCGCGGAATAAAGGGCGTTTGATTTCCCGGCCCGGCCCGCGTTTAACATCTCTTGCATGTCTTCATGAAACCACTGCTGGACAACCGGGGACCCGCGGCTTTCACCGTCCCAGTCGTTCGTCATTGTGAATTCAATAAACGCGTTCACATCCTCCCGCGCAAGCCGGACCGCGGCCCGATACCAAGCCGCAATCTCCGCCTTCGAATGTTCCCCGGGCCCGAGGTACTTCAAATGCCCGGACGCCGGGCGCCACTCCGGAACAAGACCGGAACCACCTACGGGACGTTTCGACGATTTCCACGGGTTTCCTTGAACCAGAGTCGTCATCGCCGCGGCCTTTTCTTTCCTTTCGACCACTCCGCCAACTCTTCCTCCGTCATGTCTTCGAAAGGTAGAACGATGAGGTTCAACATTTCCCTTTGTTTTCGACGAAGGTCCTCGGCAAGGTCCATGAGATCTTGCACGCCTTGCACAAGACCCCGTTTCGGCTCGACCCCTTGCTTTCCATTCGTCTTGAGAAATGTCGCCGCCCCGTCCCTCAAATTTCTGTACATCTCTTTGTAGGTCAAATATTCAATTCGTTCGTCGTCTTTGCTTGCCGCAAGCGCCGCCTTCACCCGCCGCTCGTATTCCTCTTCCTCACGAACCCGGACCTCGTACGCCGGCCAATTACGCGCCGGGCACCCGTCCTTTACAAGGGCCCTCGCAATCGCAAACCCACAACGAACGGCACGTTGAACCGCGGAAATATTCCTCGTTTCCTTGAACGCTTGAAACCCGGCCTCCCACACCTCAAACGATAACTTTTCAACTTCGGAAACGGGGGGCATTTATGTCCCCTCCGATGCACGAATATACGCCTCAAAAAGCGTGTTTTGAATCGCGCAATGATGCGCCCGAACAATTGCCAAAGCAACGGAATCCTTCAAGCATTTCCGGCACACGGGAACCGCCGAATAATCGGACCCATCCTCGACCCCGACAACCCCGTCCCTCACCTTCACGGCGACTATGTTTCTTCCGTTTTTGTACCGGCGCTCTTCCGTACCACAAGCGCAACATGGAAAGGCGGAAACGAAGGCGAGGAAATTTGTGGACCTGGGATATTTTCCTGGCGGATAAACCCGCAAATTTGAACCTTCTCTATATCGCCGAATTGCCGCAAGATGAAACACCGCTTGACCGAGGCTCATGTGGTGCGCTTTCGCAAGGGCTTTGAAATCCTTATAGAAATCCACACGGAACCTCCCCACAAAGGACCGCAACCAGGCCGATTTACGCCTCCGGAACCGGGTTCATTTCCGCAACTGAAAGCCCATACACCGGGGACCGATAGCCCGCCGCATCTACCGGAATATCCCGGCATGAAAGAACCGTCGGACAAGCGCCGGCCTCCTTCGGTTCGAGCGTCTTCGGGATGTACATGAACACCCAACCCGAACTCCACCGGGCCCCCCAATCGTCCCCGACAAGAACGAGGTCACTCGCGACTTCATCCCCCGGCGCCTGGGGGTCGAACAATGTCTTTTTCATGAGGTCTTGCACTTTCGCAAGATCGAACACGCACCCGGAAGCAACCGCCTGAACCTGCCGAATGTCGTTCCACGTCTTCCCATTTGCCGAAAGAAACTCGTCCGTTACTTTCCATAAATTTTGAAGCATTACGACACCTCCGACCGCCGATTATACCACCTCGTCCGGGTCATTTCAACTCCCAGACCTTGTGGGCTTGAATACCGAACCGCCAACCCTCCACAAGGCAAGGCGCATATTCACGCAAAGCCGAGACATTCATGCGCCCGTCTAACTCCGCCTGTGGCATGAGCCAATAAAGCGGCGCCCGGATACCCGTCCGAATCCCCAGCAACGCGTCACGCGTCCAGCCCGGCCCTTCCACGGACCCGGGAACAACGACCTTGACCTCGGAGGCCATCGTCCACACAACCGGCGCCCCCAACTTCGGGGACACGGACGCCCAAACACGCCCCCGGCATGCAACCAAAGCGCCTTGAACTTCCCGGCCTACCGTCCCGTTGGTTTCGATATGCACATGGGACTCCGGGAACTTATCCAAAATTGCGAGGATAAATTGCGTATCGACCTGCAACAACGGCTCCCCGCCCGTCAAAATAATCGGGTTCCTCCACGCCGCCGGCGCCGCCCCAATCTCGTCCGAAATTTTCTTGAAAATTTGCGGCAACGTCATAGTTTCGAACCCAGAAAAATCCGTATCACAAAAACGGCACACGTCACCCGGGGAACCTTTCCCGGCCCCACGCCCGAGATTGCATCCGGCAAACCGGACGAAAATGGACTCCTTCCCCAAATGAAACCCCTCGCCTTGCGGCGCCCGGAACACTTCGACAACCCGGAATTTATGGTTCGATTTTTTCATCAAACGCCTCCGCGTAATTCGTCGGAGTTTCGTACACCCGAACCCGCGGAACCCCCAGCGCCTTCACAATCTCCCGCGCGAAATTTTCCGCAGTTGGCCGAAACGGAACGGTGAGAACGCGTTGACCCGCGTCAAGCAAAACAGAGATCAGCGGGTCCCCGTCTTCAAGAATTACCGAGTGGTCCATCGTTTCGATAAGCCCTTGAACCCGCGCCTTGAGTTCCGAAAAATCGACAACCATTCCTCGGGAACTTCCCTCGGAATTCAACTCCTCCGATTCGACCATCACCTGAATTTTCCATGTGTGACCGTGGAGGTATTGGCAAAGCCGCGAGTGCCCTTGCAACCGGTGCGCCGCATCGAAAGAAAACTCCTTGCACACACGAATCATTTTCGCCTCGACTTCTCCGCAACCGCGGCAAGAATAAACACCTGAAGTGTCCGAATATGCTTGACATCTTCGGAAACATCCCGAAAATTTCCCAACCCAAACTCAAACGCAAAATCATGATTTTTTGCACCGATTTTTCCGGCGCACTCGTAACACATAGGAACCATTTTCAACGGGTTCCGTTGCGGGACCCCCCCGCCGCAAATGCCACACGAAACGACGAAGCCGAAAAACTCAGAATCAAACGGCCGCATGGCCGGCCGATTCTTTACAATTTCCCAACTCAGGTATTGGACTTGTGCGGAATACACCGCCGCCGCGTAGGTGTCCGGGACCTTTCCGTCATGCCGTGCCGCATGGCACTCCCGACACAACGGAACCGCGAGCCAATCGGGGGCTTTCTTACCCAACCCCCGCGGCCCTTCGTGATGCGCTTCAACGGCCCGCGTCGACCCGCACAACAGGCACGGGCGTGACCGAATCTCCCGCAGATATAGCGGGGCCCGCTTCATCGTACCGAACCCCAGCCGAGTCATGTATTCGAAAATGCCGATCATTCACGACCTCCTCCGCGCGCAAGAACCTCCGATCTGAAAATTCTTGCTTCTTTCCTTTGTTCCAATTTTGCACGGGGCGGAAGTATCCAACAACGCGGGAATAAACCTCGGTTTCTATCACGCGAACCGTCCTCATCTCGTCCGACATGAAGCACCTCCGGAACCCCAACCTTACGCCGAAACATCCGCCCCCGCAAATCGCCTTTTTCACCTTCGCAAAACGACGCCCCTCCACTTGTTCCAGAACTCTTCGTCATCCAAACGAAACCCGTTCTTGTACGCAATCCGGACCAACCACTCCAGCTGCGCTTTCGACACAAGAAACGGCCG